GCCCCATTGGTTGACCTTTTCGATAGGTCAAGAATTCGTCATTACGATAAGACCATTGGGATCTGGCCATCGCTCGGAACTCGGATACCCAAGGGTACCCCAAACCTCCTAGTAATTCCAACTGTATTTCAAGTGGAAAGTTATCAGTAGCTGATGATAAGTCAACTGCATGAACAACATGTCCTTCAGAAAGTTTCTGTTGAGCCCACTTCTGACCAGAAAACTGGTTAAAAGTACAATCTTGAGGTAATCTCCTCAAAATCTGACTCAACGCTATATGGAGTGGCCTAAAAGCCACTTGAGCTCCAGCTGTTGGAACTGCTACAACTCTCGCCTTAAAAGCCCTCTCTTGAATAATTCTTATAGCCCCAACAAATTGGGGTTGGGGTGCGCCGGGAATAACCGGTACCCCCATATTCTTGAGTATTGGGCTCCAAGGGCCTTCGACCATGGTGGACTCTACAAAAGAGAGAACCCAAGGGTGCCATTCTTTAGCACTCTTACGCCATGGAGAAAGACTAGGTTTGGCGGTATTAAGTCCCGCAAAAGTAAAAGTTTCCTCATACTTTCGATCGAAGATATCCTTCCATTCAGCTATGGAGTCTCCTAGTGCATAAGCACAGGATTCCCACAACTGGTGGCAAAGATCTCGATCCAAACTACTGGGACCACTTATAGCTTCAAGGAACTTGTCCTCTTGGCGTTTCGTGACCTGAGCTGATATGAACACTGTTGAGGTATTCAAGATAGATATCACCTTACTGATTTCCGCCGGACGACCATCGATATGGTCTCGGATATAGGAGCCAACTGCTCCTTTAGGAAATCCCCGTGAATCACGGGCTACCCATGGTAGAGAGGGGAATACTCTGTCTGCAGGGAGTTTATCTAACTCCTTCGCTAGGTATTGGATTGCTGCGTTCTTCAGGGCTTTTAGCCTTTGAACTGTCCACTCTGGTCCGGATTTGAAATTCCATTTTTGGATTTCGCTTACGATTCCAGGTGCATGTTTAGAGTCATCCTTAAGACAACAAGAGATATGCTGGCAAATACGTTTGGCCACCGATTGAGTTTTACTCATAGTAATACTCCTTTAAAGGATATGTTACACGGTGTATGAACAACCTACCAGGCTGCCCACCTC